AAGCATGGCCATTTTTTTGAATAGATTAATAGATTATAGATTTCCCCCCGCCTTTCGCTTTGGGGGGTGTTTTTCTATTATTATTATTATTATTATTATTTATTAATCTATTACAGAAACACCGTGCTAGGAAATACATGAAAACCCCATAGTTACCTTTCTAATCCAACCCATGTCAACTCGTTGATTTTCTTTGTCACCCCGTCTTTTTTGACAGATCCGATTAATCCATCTGCCTCTAAACCAATCAATAAACGGGTCAAATTCTCCCCATGGATATGTACCCCATGAGCCAGCTTTTCGCGGGTACAAACGCCATGCGATTTAATGAACGAAGCGACCTTTCGGCGGTCACGATCAGCCCGATTATCGGTCAAATCTTCCACCAAAGACGGCAACATATCCTCGACATAAGAAAGAGCCAGAACAGCGTCTTTTACCGCCCCTAACGTGATCTCGCTCTCTCCCCGATCAACCGCGAATATCACCCCTAGTTTATGTATCGCCTCATTCTTCATGTGTTCAAAGAACGGGCCTAGAATTGGCAATGATTCGTTCTCGCGCTTGGTCGTGTCGTGATACCACTCGTCCATAAACTTGTCCGCTTCAGGGGTATAGTGGAACGGATGGGCAATTCGGATAAACCCGATCAACCTAGAGACAAGGCCACTAAACTTCTCCGGATCATGCGGCGGCGGTTTTGACATCGGTTTATTGCCATTGCCCGCATAAGGAACCATTAAAAACCTCGCTAAAAACCCCGACATTGCGGATTGTTCAGCGTCTTGGATAGAGGCTCTCAACCATTCCGGCGTTGTTGCCATTCCCATCGGGATATAAGCGTTCGTGATTTGAAGTCTTCCATGTTTAAGGGTTTCTCTGGTGTAGGTAGGTTTTCGGTAAAGCGTGGTAAACAAGGACTTCAAGGACTCGTTGTAAGTTTTACTCATCATATCGAAGAAACCTTTCGCTTCATCGAAGATAAACAGGCGGTTACTGGATTTCGATAAAGACGTAATGATCGCTTCTGAAGAAAACTCATGCGGCGCGGCCCTATTAGAATCAACAATATCAATCAAATCTTCAACGATTGAAATAGCCGTGGACTTATGGCTGGACGATTTTCCGATCACGATAACCCATAAATGTGGCGCGATGTTCCATGACCCGATCTGGACATGACACTCACGGGAGAGGGACGCGGATATTGCGAGGAGCGCTCCCCACGTCAAGAAAACGTCCGGGCAATCCGTGAATTCTTTGGCGTAGGCTAAATACTCGTCGGTAAACCTCATAAATCTTTCACCTGTAACGCGAACCAACAAAACAAATCCCTGCCGTAATTCTCCACATCTCTTTCGACGGCTAGGACAGGGACAGGGGTTTTTGACATCGGCATAAGTTCCATCTGAAAGGAATCTCCCGCCCAATCAATCTTTCCGTCCAAGTACTCCTTACACCTTACATCCAACTCATCCCATTTACGCCAGAACTCCTCAATTACCGTCGGTCGGTATCTTTTCATGCGCTCGGTCTTTAACGGATCAGACCATAAGATCTCGTTCGCTCTGGCGTTTAGGTTCGCGACCAACACTCGGATTTTCTCTTTTCGTTCTTCGACATTTAGAAGCATACGAACTCCCTTTAAAAGAAATCCCCCGCCCTCGCTAACACTCTGGGAGGAGGAGCGCAAGGGACGGGGGAAATGGTGCGTGAACCCAGAGTGCATGGGGGCATTTGTACTAATTCTTTTCTTGCGTGTCAAACATTTCAGTTGTACAATGCTCCCCATGAAAATTAAAAACAGATTCCGCAAATACCCCATACTGGCCGTTCGCGTTTCGGAGGAACAACTCCGCTACGTCCGTCGAGAAGCCGACGATAAAAGCGTGACGGTAGGCGAATACGTCCGAGCCGTCTTGTTTCCTTTCGAGATCCCCGACGACAAAAAATAGTTCTTGCATTGTGTACAACAATCCTGCATAATCAGGGCATGGATAAAAAGTGTTGCGACCAATGCGATTACTGGACACGGGAGGCCAACGCCATGAACGAAGAACAGATCCTTTCAAAACTAAAAGAGCTGGGATGGTGCTATCAGCCGGAAGGCAACCCCTTTACGGATGACACGAGGGTAATGGTAGGCCCACGATTAAATTCGGAGAGTTACGGCCCGTTCCCGAATGGCTTTGTCACCCAAGTAATGGGGAAAGGCGATTCTCTTCAGGAAGCCTTAGAGCGAGGACTGCGCCGCTATGAGCAGATGGAAGCGGTTAAGGTCGCTAGGGGATTGCCATGATTCCCCCAAAGACCATCGAACGCCAGATTGAAGATTCCATCGAAACCGACATTGACGCGGCAGAGGAACTAAGATACGAGCAGGACGAAGATCGGGTCAATTCCGAGGACTACGTATGATACCCGCTGACCGCCGTAAACTCATCGCGGAGCGCAGGGACTTGGAAAAGCTCAAGAGGCTCTACAAAAAGCATGCCATCCAAGCGATCAGCGCGATCAGGAAATGTGATCGGCGCATTATCCGCATCAACTACATTTTAACCAAAGAGCCGTGAGGCGGCCATAAACCCTCAAAGGAGATAGAAAATGGCACTAAAAGGAATAAAGCCGGAAATTGTCAAGGCAAGGAAACCGCACATCATGTTGTCGGGTGAGCCAGGGACTGGTAAAACATACTTCGCATTGAATTGGGAAGCCCCATTTTTCTGTGATACCGAGGCGGGAGCGACTAGGGAGCAGTATGTCAAGAAACTGATTGAAGCCAAAGGGACTTACTTCGGTCCTGAACAGGGAAGTCAAGACTTCCAAGAAGTAATCGCGCAGGTTCGAGAACTTGCCACAACTAAGCATCCATACAAGACTCTCGTAATTGACAGCTTTTCGAAGCTGTACAACCTCGAAGCGGCGGCGGCTGAAGATCGGATGGGTTCCGACTTCGGGAAAGACAAGCGGGAGGCCGACAAGCCGACCCGTAAACTCCTTACATGGTTGGCACGACTTCCGATGAATGTCATTCTCATATGCCACAAGAAAGATAAATGGGAACGGAGGGAGAGGGAGCTTATTTACGCCGGAGAAACTTTCGACGGATACAAGAAGCTCGATTACGAATTGGACTTATGGCTCAAAACCAAGATGGTAGGCACTAAACGATTCGCCACGATTGCCAAAAGTCGCATTGATAGTTTCCCGGTATTGACGGACATTGAATTGACTTATGAAACATTCAAAAAACTGTATGGGGCTAGTGTGATCGACGAGGAAGTGACGCCCATCATTCTGGCAACGCCTGAGCAGTTGACGGAAATCAAGCGCATTGTTGATCTACTGAAGATTAGTGAAGAAGACATGGACAAATGGCTTACCAAGGCCCAAGCTGTAGAGCTTGACGATCTAAGCAAAGATAACGCGGTGAAGTTCTTGGATTTCTTAAACAAAAAACTGACAGGAGATAAAAAATGAGCCACGAAACAACCGACACAACGAGCAAATATCCAAACAAAAACATATCCGATGGAAAGCACACATTTACTATCGACAAGGTTGTTGGAAAAACTTTGGGCGGGGCATATGGTTACGTATGGACATTAGAAGAAAACGGACACCTGTTTGAGCAGATTCTTTTCGGAAACGAGATGGGAGGACTTCTAAAGATCCTTGGATGCAATGAAGTTTCTCCCGGGAAGTACGAATGGGAAACCGACGCTGTTACGGGGAAGTCCTTTGGCGTAACGGTGAGTCATGTTCCTGACAAAAAGAAGCCGGACGTTATACGCCAGAAGTTTACGGACTTTACGGAAGAACTGGCGTTCTAGAAATGGCAAACGACCTTGCAATGGAAGAACTTCGACGAGAGGGTTTTATCCCTTGGGTGACTGAGCGTCAGCTTGGACCGTTCGTCAAGTCGGACTTCTTCCTTTGCGGGGATGTTTTCGGACACTTCCCGACGTGCGATAAGAGGGACCGAATCGTAAATTCATGCGGGGCTGATGTCCAACCCCATATAGAC